ATTGGCCACTTCTTTCCAAAAATTATAGGTTCTGCCGACAGGAAAGTCTACAGGCTTATCGTCCCATACCACTACTACATCACCCGGTAGTCTGCTCCATGTGGGCATAGTATGTTTGGCACAATATTCCCAATATTCTCTAGAGAGAGAAGTGACCCATGTAATAGGAGAATAAGCAGTTACATTGTTTCTGCTTAATTCGTTAGAATATTCTATGAGATAGTTATACCAGATATTTTTGTATTCACAATCCATGTATTGAGGAAACCACGGCCCTCCTTCAGTCCAATGATAGGCTAAGGGTTTTCCTCCGTGACATTGTTCTGGCTTGTTATGTCCTACTAAAAAATTGTACTGAATATTTAATTCGCCTATCTCAGAATCATCTAACCATTGAAATCTATGCAAATAAGAACCGGTCTGGTTGTTTATGTCTTCTAAAGTAAGTTTGGCATTAGATGGATGGCCGCAATTCCACAGTATCATTGAACTCCAATTTTTTCTTGGATATTGGGTCTGTGGTTTGCCATCCATCTTAACAGTGTTTGTAGGATTGTAATTATGTTTGACTACCATAACTGCATATCTAGAATCTGCTTGGTCAAATACTCTCTGTATATCGCCATCCCATACAAAGTCGCAGTCGCAGAATAATGCCCACCCTTCGAGGTTCATAAGGTGCGGAACTAGGAACCTAGTAAATGTAAATTCTGTAGAACTTAGAGGGTCAACTTCTCTAGTGTAATATCCGTCTCTTCTTAATTGATCCTGTTTAAGAGGTTTAACTTCGGCGCTTGGCGTATTTTTATAGATAGAATATTCGCATACTTTGTACGCAATATCTTCTCTATAATCGTAGCCTACATAAACAGGTAAAAAACCATCACTCATTTAAAATTCTCCATGCTGAGCCATCTTTAAGTTCATTTATATGAAATTGTCCGTAGGCCAAGTGGCAGGCCCATGCATAAACTAAATCTTTGTCTGGATAAAAAGGTGTTTCTATTTTACTAAGGTCTTGGCTAGTCACAGGCGATGCAGCATGTGTTGGTGATAATGTAAATGACGGATATCCATACATTACCGCTTCTGTGGCCGAATTGCTATTAAAAGTAACTAGACAATGAACATCATCGTCTAGTGCTTCTTTTAATGTGCTATTGATAGTACGTTCTACTCTACTCTTAACTCTTTCTCGAACCTCGATAGGTCTATCGGTATATTTTTTAATAGTATCGATAGTTTCTTGTAACCATTCGTCTAATTCTAGACCATAAAATTTCATAGGCTTTTCATCAGGTTTGGCGATTAAAATCTTTCTTCCGCCTTTTTTCCAATCGTGTAACGGAATGGCTAACTTACGAAAACGATCATCCGGTCTTTTAATCATTTCGCTATGCTGCAGATCATTTTTAACAATGCGATGATAAAATTTCCATCCCATAGGATTCAAAGGTCCTCGGTGATTGCCCATATAACCAGTATCCATAAAATAAAAATCTCGGCCATCTAGCCAACATTTTTTCATTATCTTATGTTTTAAGATACCTCTAAGAATGATAGGGTCGTCACTATCTCTATAATCAAAGTCGTCTGTGTTTATGACACGACCGCCGCTGCCAATAGCAAACATATTGACATATTCATCTTTGCCTTCTTTGCTAAGAAATATCCAATTGTTCATTTGCGTTCTATATCTTCTTCTATACAGTTTTCACCGTATTGAATTTCAATAACCTTTAAAGGAATGTCACCTTCATTGCACAGTTGATGCCACTCTTGACGATTGATATGAATATGCTGGAATTTTTTATATACCCCATGTAATTCTACATCAGTACTAGCATTGATAGTATAAACTGTAGCAGTGCCGTCTGCCACAAACCAATGTTCTGCTCGTTCTTTATGTTTCTGCATTGACAACATTTTGCCGGGAGCAACGGTTAGTTCTTTTAATTTTACTTCTTGACCTTGCTCGTGTAGTACTCTCCAATAACCCCATTGACGTTCAGTCTTAGGGGCTTTCCATTCTTGCAATATCCAAGAACTTGAATTCATTTTATGTTCGCCGCCCACTCCAAAAACAAACTCTAAATTTTCATCTTTGATATCCATTTCGGGAATATTAGCATTAGTTCGATCTCCGCCGTTGGCAAAAATGATGTGATCATTGGGATATATAGATCTTACTTTTCTAATCGCATCCTTGGCGCTGTTGTCACTGTCATCAAAATTAATTACACGATCAACATTAGACAAGGCAGAAAGGACAGCAGCACGTTCGATCCAAGGCATAAATTCTTTTTTCTTTTTACGCCTTAGCCATTCGTCTGAGTTGGCTCCTATAATGAGCATGTCGCCCAATCCACGTGCTTCTTGTATATAGGCTATATGTCCGGAATGTATGGGATCAAACCCACCTGTTACTAATACAATTTTTTTCATATGAATATTTATATGCTATTATAATTGGTAAATAAATTCATGAATGATTGGCTAGAACTTTACTCAAATACTTACAAAAATAATCTCCAGATTAATGCCAGCGGAGAAAAACGTGGTTTAACTAAAAACATCTATAATCGTGCCCAGGGATATCAAATAATATTTGAAACACTCTTAAAAATTAAACAAGAAAAATTTCAAATTATCGAAACTGGTACGATCCGTAATCCCATGAATTGGAAAGACGGAAACAGTGGATTTTTATTTTCTGAAATGGTAAGAATCCATGGCGGGTTTGTGAGATCGGTGGACATAGATCAACGTGCAGTAGATACTGCTAACAGTTTTGTGAATCCCGCTTTTTATAAATCTTTTTGTTCAGACAGTGTAGAATGGTTAAAAAATCAACAAGACTTAGATCAAGTTGATTTATTTTATCTTGACAGTTACGATGTAGATTGGACTAATGACGGCCCTAGTGCCGACCACCATCTTAAAGAATTTTTAGTTATTGAGCCATTTTTGCTTCCAGGCAAGATTGTAGCCATAGATGACAATAGTTTTCTTACATCAGGAAAAAGAACAGGCAAAGGAAGAAAGATTTTTGAATATTTAGAATCAAAATCTATTTTGCCTATGTACGACGAATATCAAATAATTTATAGGTTTTAAAATGATCATAGACACCACACTAATTAATGATGAATTTCACATGTTAGATCTTCGTATTGATCTTACAAAAAATTATGTAGATCGTTGGGTAATATGCGAAGGCAATAGAACTATGAGCGGGAAACCTAAACCATATCATCTCAGTGATAATATTGAACGATATTCATACCTCGGTGATAGACTAGTAGTTGTAAAATTAGATATTCCAGAAACATGGACCAATTGGGATATAGAAAACGGCCAACGAGCAGCACTATTAGATGGGTATAAAGATTGTGCAGATGATGATATTGTCATGCATAGTGATTTAGATGAAAATCTTAATCCTGAATTATTTGACGAGATAACTGCGCTTCTTAATGAAACTAATAAGCCTGTAACATGCACATTAGACTTTTATGTTTATAGATTTGATCAAAAAGTAAATCGTAAATGGGCCGGAAATGTTGTTGCTAAAAAACATATGTTTAAAGATCCTTGTGAACTTTACAAAGGTTTGCAAGCAGGAGTTGGACACGCACAAAAGAAAAAAGACAGATCACACTGTGTACCGTTTCCTAAAATAGCAGGTTGGCACTGGGGTTGGATGGGCAACGACGAAATCATTCGTAATAAGGCTGTTAGTTGTATTGAAACACAGAATTGGGATACTGATAAGATGCTAAAGCATTTTCATGAGGGGAATAACGGTGATGCCATTAACGGCAAGACTGTAACAGATTTTGTCAATGATCCAGGATATCCTAAAGTTGTCGATGATTTACTACGACAATATCCTTTCTGGACTGAAAATCTTAAGGCTTCTTAATCAGCCAACAACGACCGCTCCGTCGGACTTTAATTTTTTTAGGACCAAAAAAATCCCATACTGCTTGTTGTAATCCGGGATATCCTTTAGTATAATCGTCGCCGCCAAAATATGTTCCTTGTTTAATTTTTGGCCACCATGCATTTAAATCTTTTGTAACATCGTCGTAGGTATGCCCTGCATCAACATAACAAAAATCTAATGAATTATCTTCAAATGATTCAGCAGCATCCCAACTAATAGATTGTATAGTTTCTATTTTGTCGTTTAACGGTAATATATTTTCTAAGAAAACATCTTTAATAGATTTATTTTTGATCAATCCGTGTTCTTGTAATTCAACTCCTCCGCTCCACGAATCAACAGTAACAAATCTTCCAAATTTATTTTGATTAATTAATTCAACTGCACAATAGGCTGCAGATTTTCCAGTCCACGACCCTAATTCTACCCATTGACATTTTTCTGGCATCTCGTTAATTACAAGATCTAACATCATAGTATTTCGTTCGTTCATAAAACCGTCAATGCGCTGATAAAAATGTTCCATATTATAGATCCCAATATTTTTTTACATCTAAATTTTCTAATTTATTCCACGGTTTTCTTTTCCCTGAGCAAAATAAAATAGAATGTGAATGATTTTCTTCTAAAGGTCTTTTAGAAATTCTTGTAACTCTAGCAGGATCTTGTAATTTATGTTGTATTAATCCGTGCTCTACTCTATCTGATATGAATCCCTGATCGACATATTTTTCAGGAGACTGATATTGGTTGTGCCATACAGATACCGGTTCTTCAATGAATGCATCCCATATATAAGAATAATCGCCATTCCACCACATTAGGGCAGAACAACTTATATCTCCTTTCCAAGGATCTGAAGACATTAGAAATTTATAATCTTTAATATCATTAATAATAATATCTAGAGAACCACAAATGATTGTATCTAAATCTATATACAGACAGTTTTCTGTAAAATTTAAATCTTTTCTAAAAAGTTGAGGCTTAGCCCAAACACCCCAAGCATCTACAGGAATCATTTGTATAGTTTTTATCTCAGGTATTTCAATGTCTGAAATACAATAAAATTCGTGATCTAAAGTTAAAAATCTATCTACGGCTTTTTTTAATTTAACTACAAATTCTGGGCGCCAATCCGGGCCACTTTTTAATACAGTAATAACGTTTATTTTCATATTAGGTTCCAAGATAAATATTTATTACTTTATAAGGGTATAAAATGAAATCATTGGTTACTGGCGGCGCAGGTTTTATAGGGTCACATATTGTAGACAAATTGATTAATTTAGGGCATCAAGTAATTGTAATTGACAATGAAACTTCTGCTGTACATGAACAATTTTATTATAATAATCAAGCAAGTTATTATAAGTTAGATATTGCAGAATACGAATTAACTAAACACTTATATCAGGGAGTTGATTATGTTTTTCATTGTGCTGCGGAATCAAGAATACAACCAACCATTCTAAATCCGTTAGGTGCTGTAAGAACAAACACCCTAGGAACTGCGACGGTTCTGCAGGCTAGCAGAGAAGCAGGAGTTAAAAAAGTTATGTATAGTTCAACATCGTCGGCTTATGGATTGGTAAATGAGCCTCCGTTATCTGAGACTATGCCTGACGATTGCCTCAATCCTTATTCTGTATCTAAAGTAGCAGGTGAGAAGTTATGTTCTATGTATACAAAACTGTTTGGATTGAAAACTGTAGTATTCCGATACTTCAATGTTTACGGTCCTAGAGAGCCTGTTAGAGGAGTATATGCCCCAGTAGTTGGTCTGTTTCTTAGACAGAAAAAATTAGGTCAATCATTAACTATTGTTCCTGACGGAACACAGCGTAGAGATTTTACACACGTCGATGACATTGTCTCGGCTAATATTTTAGCAATGCAAGTTGATTCTCACGATAAGTACGGAGAAATTTTCAATGTAGGATCAGGAACAAATCATTCTGTTTTAGAGTTAGCGGCTTTAATTTCTGATAAAACTGTTATGATAGAACCAAGAGTTGGGGAAGCCTACATTACTCTCGCTGACAATAAAAAACTTTCTAACACTTTTGGCTGGACTGTGACAAAAAGTATTGAAGAATACGTAAAAGAAAATCTTTAATCGTATTTTCGATTCTTTTTGTTGATATCTTCAACACGGCCTAATAATTCTAATTCAATTCCTATATCAAGCCCGTGTTCAAGGATGGCTGCAACATCTTTAGGAAAACAAGCACCGCCATACCCAAATTGACCATCCGGTCCAGGAACGTCCCAGTGACTAGTTCCCAGGCGAGAATCATTTTTGGCGATATTTTTAATTTCATTCCAGTCAACATCCACTTCTTTGGCTAACTGAAAAAACGCATTCATAAAAGTTACTTTGGTTGCTAAAAAACTATTGGCTAGATATTTGAACAAACTGGCAGTAGAGATATTAGTGAAATGGTATTGTTGTGCCTTAATAGTGCTAGATTGTATTACTTCTTTGGCTTTAAGACAATAATCAGTATTACCACCAATTAATACCCATGTTGACATTTCGTAATCAGCAATAGCATTGGCCGCTGTAAGAAATTCAGGTGCATGAACAAGATTAGGATATTGATCTTGTAATCGCAAATAAACGCCCGGAGGCACTGTACTTTTGCATATGATTACATTTTTATAATCTTGTAATTCTTTTAAAACAGATTTAACATAAGAGTCGTCACAATGCCCATCTTCTAACATGGGAGTAGGAACACATACATAGATAGCATCACAATTTTTAATTTCTTCAATGGATGCTGACTTGTCTCCTAATTTAGGATCTCTTACAACTATCTGTTGATTTCTATGAGAATATGCTACTGCTGATCCTACATAACCTAAACCTAATATTCCTATTTTCATAAAGTGGCGTCTTCTAATCCGGCAGTTCTTAATTTAACGATATTTGATAACTGCCATTGTTTAATATCTAAGGCTTTAATAATACCAAGCCATTTGTTTCTCAACAGAGCAAAGTCGTTGATAATTTTTTCAAAGTCTACAACGTCGGCCTCGCCTTCTACAAACTTTTCACAGTCTCTAGAGGATAGGCTACGTTGATAGTTTTCGAGATACTTACGGAAATGCTGACTACGAAGTCTACGAAGTTCAATATTGAGATATTCTAAAATACCTTCAATTTCTTGTAACTGGTTAAATCGGTTTTCAACAATACCGGGCATCGATGCCGACGCCCTTTCAATGTTTCCCGATATACGGGCGTCTTGTTTGGCTGCTAGTAACTCAGCCTCATAAAATGCCACAGCATCGGGGATTTGTGAAATGTCTTTAGAAACCCGATCATACCAATTCATTTAATCCTCATCTTCATTGTAATCGTATTCATCTTCTTCGGCTTCAATCTCTTCATCATCAATGGCATAGTCAATGGCACCGTCAAGATAACCGTCGATGCCTTGCAGGCTCTGCAAGGTCGATTCCTTGATGCCATAATCCAACAATGTATTAACAAAATCTGCAGCCACATCTTTACGATGCTTTTCGGGGATATGTTCGACAACCAGTGTCCAAATATCTGCGATCAAATCTTCTTTCATTCTGCGCTCTCCAAATCAGGTATAACATCTTTAGTTATCCCAGATTCAGTTTTTTCACCGTGTTTTGAAATGTCAGACATGATAGCATCAAGACCGCCGTTCTCGTTACGTTCCCAGGCCTTGCGGAACTGTTTGATGATTTCGCCATCGGCAGTCACGTATACAAGACTATTTCCTTCTTTCTTGAGCATCCCTTTTGCTTCAGCCAGGTCGACCAGTCCACTATATGGATTCATACCTGTTTCGTAAGGAATCTTAACCTGTACACTTTCAAACGGTTTCGCATAGCGAGTTTTCATAATCTTACAGGCAGCACGAATGCCACGAACTTCTGTAATCTTGTTACCGTCGTCATCCTCTTTGAGTTTAAGTTTTTTCATAGCAACAACAATGCTCGATGCATAGATAAAACCTTGACCTCCGCTGATCTTGTCATCTGGATCAAACATATCTTGTGAAGCGTATGTGTGATTAGTTGCTACTAGGCCAATGTTCAATGAACCAAACATGTTAACACAATTACGAACAAGTGCTGTAAGTGCTTTAGGTTTACGACCCATGTCACCTTTCAAATCGCCTGCCTCAAACTGATTAACGTCTGTCGGTGTTAACAACATACCCAAAGAATCTAACACAAATAAAACTTTAGGACGAGTTTCTTCTGGCATTGCTTTGTATTCTGCAACAAATTCTGTGATAGTCTTTGCTACATCGTCAATCATAGCCATGTTAAGTTTTAACAACTTATCTTCACTGGTATCAACACCAAGTGCTTTTAACCAATCTTCATCGAGCGCATTTTCTGTATCAACTAGAATAGGATAAATGCCTTGTGCCTGTGCTGCCTTAATAAGATTGCCAGAACAGATGTAAGACTTACCTGCGCCCGACTCACCCGCAAACACAGTTACCTTACCTAGCGGAACACCTTTATGAAAGTCACCGCTGATTAGATAATTTAATGCGTAATTGCCTGTGCTGACCCAATCTGTTGGATCGTTAAAGCCAATACTAAGTCCTTCAATGGACTTTGTAATTGACTTTCTAAATTTAGAAATATCAAATGCTTTTGCCATATTAATTATCCAAGTCCATTGAATTCCACTCTTTGATCACAGCAACAAGTTCTTCTTCTGTGTTACAAACAGTCTTAGTATTTTTCCAATCTTCTTTTTTGTCACGACCACCAATTTCAACCATCCATGCATTGTCATAACGATTGATAGTGATCGATTCATTTACTTTTGCTAATTTTGTTAATTTTGCCATTTTAGAATCCTATAGTGAGAAGAACTCGGGCGTAAGAACTATGTCTTAGAGGCCCGAGCCGTGTTAATTATTGTCCCTGACGGGCACGAATTTTAGCAAGGATATCCTGTGCTCTAGATGAACTTTCAGTACTTGCTGGTGCTGTCTCGGCTACAACAGGCTTAGATACAGGTGCTGGTTCGTCATCAACCTGATCATCTGCTACTGCTGCTCTCGCTACTTGTTTGTTAGGATCACCTGTGGCTGCTCCCATACCTGCTGGTTTGAAGTATTGTCCCCAACGATCCATGTCATAGGCTTCGCCATCAACAGATGCTTCAAACATCTCCTTCATAACCTTCAACTCAATGTCTGTAGGTTTCTTTGGCAAAAAGTCTGATAGATTAAAAAGACCATGTGATTCGATAGCAGCCTTTTCAACATCTGATAAGGAACGCTCTCTACGGCTCCACTTTGATGTAGAGTAGTCAGCAAATCCACCTTTGCTAGTTTTAGCAATACGGAAATCGAGGCCACGTAGTACATCAGTTGGCAATTCTTCAATTTCACTATCCATCAATGCCGCACGGATGATCTGATAGATCTGAGGACCAATGATAAATCTGCGGATTGGGTTCTCTGGTTGTGAATCTTCTTTAAGAGGATCTTCAACAACGAAACCTTGGAAAATGTATGAACGCTTTTTCCAATACTTACGACCCATGTCTTCTAGATTCTTGTCTTTGAACCAACCACGTACTTCTGATAGGATTGGACATGCTGTACCATCGTTGTACATTTCAACACAAGGAACTTGTACTTGAACTGGACGCGAATCTGTTTCGCCTTTGATACCTGCAAACGGCAATTTAATCATTGCACGTTCTACCCAGAAGAAAGTATTGTTGGTGTTGCCGTCAGGTAAGAAACGTACTACGGCTTCTTTGCCTTCTTGCATATTCCAGTGGGGGTAAATTGCGTTGTCGCCGCCGCTTGATGTAGAGCCTGTGCTCTTGTTTTGTGCTTCTTGAAGTTTAGCACGAATTTCTGCTAGTGTTGCCATTTTATAGCCTCCTTATGCCTTAATGTAAATGACTTGTTATATGCCTTTCGCATAACAGTATTATGCGCTTTTTATTTAGCAAGGTCAACTATTATCTGCTATTTTTTTAATTTATCTTACCAAAAAAAATCCACGTTAACCGTGGATTTCTTTGTACTTCAAAAGTGCCAACTGACGGGCTAAAAATAATCTCCATCTGGTATGTTCAGGAAGATCATCTTCATCCAGTTCTTCTAACTTTGGTCTGCTGTAACCTCTGTGTATCGCATCTTCAAATACGTACTCAATTTCACAATCATCAAATGTTAGAACAACTGATCGAGTTGGATTACTTCTTAGCAGGCTCTGCTTTTTTGGCGTCGCTTTTGACAGGCTCGACCTTTTTATCGGCAGGCTTACTAGCAGCAGGTGCTGGAGCGGCTGCGGCTGGTTTGGCTTCTTCTTTCTTAGCAGGTGCTGCCGGTGCTTGTGCAAAAGCGGATACTGCAAACAATGATGCTACTAAAGTTACGATCGATTTCATTTGAAATCTCCTTTTTGAATTAACGCCAGCAAAATTGCTGTGCGTATATATATAACGCCTTAGATAAAAATACGTTGACAATATTAAAAGAAAAAGGGCACCGAAGTGCCCTTTATGGATGGTTTGATAAATTATACGCCTGAAAGTTCTTTGATACGAGCCAATTCTTGCAGTTCTGGATTTTGTTCGGTACTCTGATGCGGAGCCATGCGTTCTACGAATTTACGAGCCACGCTTTCAGCCTGTCCGCCGAACTTCTTGCCTACCATGATCGCTACACCTTCTGGACCTTTTGGAAAAGTTCCGGATTCTCGATCATAAAATGAAGTTATAAATTCTGCCAATTCTTGTACATTTAATCTCTGTGAGTGTTCTTGATCAACGTCTGCCAT